AGAAGCGGGTCTATAGTAATAGTGCAACTCGCAAGTGTAGGTATCGTCCGGTGTAGGAGCTAATATAAAGTTGTTTACGTCAAACAAACCATAATATTTTGGAGTGCCCGTAGTGGCAGGATTTGGAGTGTGTTCTTGCAGAAAATTTACATCTTTTTGGAGAAGAAAGATGTTTTCGTTATTTTTTATCAGAGATAAAGAAAAAGAAGACAGATAATCGGAAGGAACGGCTAAGAACTTATTTCCAGAACTGGTTGCGGCAGTAGCATTTTTTCTAAAGAAATCAAGGTCAACAAGCTTTAACAAACGTTCTTCTGTATTTCTTATAAAGTTATCAAGATTGTTAACAAACGTGGTTTCGCTGTTTTCGGTGTAGTCTTGAATAGCCGTTTTTAAAGTGGTGTGTGTATATGTCATTTTTTATACTATTGTTATGTTTCCGACCATGCTGCTATGATTAGTGCATTGATACACTAATGATGTATCGCTTGGTTCATGTGGCACGATAAACTGAGTCAAACCTGTTGTGCTATTAAAGTTTTCTGTAACCCCTGTTGTAAAAGCAGAGCCCCCGTTAGATGTCCTAATCTGCAAAGGATGACTGCTTACGTTTGCGGTATTGTCAATAAGGTATGTATGACCTTTGTAGAAGGTAAAGTTTGGGTTGTCACCAGAAGTGGCTCCCGGACCTGTAAATGTAAAAGCACTCGAACCGTTTGTTCCAGCTACATATTTAGTCACTGGACCTGTTGTTTCATCATTTAATCTAAGCCAAGCCCCACCATGAGCAAAATACAAACCACCTGTCGCATGAACATGAGCAATCGCACCATGATATGTTGATGCGCTAGGCAAATCACTCAAAGCAGCGTAGTAAAAAACAATTTTGTTTGCTCCAGAACTAACATCTAAAAGACCGTTTGCATCTATGATATCAGTTAGAACGCTAGAACTGTTTCCTAACGCTGCATAAATCTCATTAAAATTGTCATTAATCTTATCCGCGCCAGCACGAAGAGTATCGCCAGTGCCATCGTTTGCGCTTGATCCAATTCCTACTGTTTGTTTTGCCATTTAAGCCTCGTCAAAAGTCTTATTTGTTGCGTCAAGTGTAACACTTGTCGAGTCAAAGGTCGATGCCGATGTTGACGCTGATATTGTTACAGATCCAAGTGCGCTGGTAGAAGATACGCCTGTTAATTGTATTGGCGTAACAACGTCACCTCCAAGAGAAACAATTCCAACAGACCCTGTTGCTTTTATTTGCACAGGGTTTGAATCTTCTACTGTGGGTATGCCAACATAAACTACGTAAGGTTCTTTTCTTGCGGGTCTAGCATCTTTTAGGCCAATCGCGTCAGAAATTCGAGTGTAAGGCTCCAATTGAGGATGTTTTGGTTCATATTCATCTTTACCAACTAACAGACCGTTCCACTCTTTACGCATATCTTTATACCGATACCGTAACCCGGAACGATCTGATATAGCGTAAGAGTTTTTTCCTGTAGCAAAACGAGCCATTAGTTCACCCTAAAATATTCGTATTGGGGCGTAACATTGAAAGAAGCTCTGTCTCTGTCTTCTGTCAATGCTCGTTCCATCTCCTCTTCATACATTGCTTTTAGTAGCTGGACACGATTAGGGGCTCTTTTTATAGAGATGTAGTAAGAAAGACCTGCCGCCAAACAGGGGTAAAACCGAAAAGGCATATCTAATGTGTTCACTTGTGTATCCGCATCATCCATGCGAACTAAAGCGTCAAAGTGAATTACATCAGTGCTATTATCAGGCACGGGCCAAACCTTTAAAACAGGAGTTACTTGTCTGTCTAAGAAGAATTGATTGGGCCGTCCATCTGTCGTCTTAGTTGGAATAGATAAGTAAGTGTCTCGGCTAATCCGATCTAAAGGAAAATCTGTGGAACCACGACGAACGACAACAGAAAGAATATCAATAATGTCCGCGTCTAACGTATAATTACCTGTGCTAGAAACCATTGAAACTGTGCGCTGTTTAATTGTCCACTGGTTTAAACCTCTATTTGCCCATTCTGCCAGCATTAAGTTAAGAGAACGCCGTGCGGTTTTTAAGTCATAACCAGTTCTAACCTCTAAGCCGCACCGCTCAAAAGCCTCTTCGATATAGTCCGATACATCAAGTTCAAAGTTTTTACTGCCAGAAGTTGTCATCACTCATCTTTCGCGTACAAGTTATCAAATATCTGATTTACGTCCATTGTATAGTCTAAATCTGATTTTGAATAGTGTATATGCTGAGAGGGCAAAAAGTCGGGTGCGCCGTCTCCTGTTTCAAACCATGCCGGATGCGTGACACGAACGCGATTGTTTGGCAAGGCCACTATGTTTCCTGTCCATTCTCCTGCATCTAACAACTCCAACACGTGACTTTGTTTATGTTGTGCAGGGTCGTCAGCAATCTCACTTTCTGTATAATCTACAGTAAAGTAATACTTTGCAGGAAAGAAATTCGGTCCTATTTTAGCCAACCACGGACAAGGATGCGCTCGGTCTAGTCGATAAACAGCGTGAGTATGTGACATACAATCCCAAGGCTGAGCGAGATGGACCGGCATAGGTTCCGGCCACTCCTCCAAGGGGGTATCCGCTACAAGAGCAGTTATGGGCATACGAGCCCACATTGCACCCCCGTGCACATTAGGATTATCCGTCCCGTCTGTTTCGCAACCAGTAAATATCATTTGAAAGCTCAAACAACGACTTGGCATGGTTGTAACGGCAATCGCCATAGCGTGTAAAAACTCGCCATGATAATTTGAATGGTTGCACGTGTACTCTCTTCGCACCCAACATTTAAAGTGCGGTATGTTGCTTTGTAAATAAGGCAAATTACTTTACCTTACCGCCCTTAGCCATGCCCTTCTTCTTCATCATGCCGCCACCGGCCATCTTTTGGACTTTACCGCCTTTGGCGTAGCCTTTTTTCTTCATCATGCCGCCACCGGCCATCTTTTGGACTTTACCGCCTTTAGCCATGCCCTTCTTTTTCATGCCGACAGCACCACCTTTGGCGTAGCCTTTTTTCTTCATGCCAACTTTGCCACCTTTAGCCATGCCCTTAGACCGCATATTGCCGCCAACAAGAGTGGCGGAATACTCATCCATTGTCATAAATTCTTTTGCCATTTTTAGCTCCTATGCTTGACTTACTGAACCTTTGGTTCGTTTTCTACGGTTAGCCATGACCGCGCCACATCCTCGCGCGACTGCCGTTCCCGCAATTCTCTTACCCCTAAACGGCCTTTTAGGCCTTGTTACAGCCCCACCGTTTTTTAAACCCGTTACTTTCGCAGCTTTTGTATTAGCGACTGTAGTTTTTCCTTTAGATCCTGCGCTTTTTTTCTTGCGAGCTGTCGAAGCTCTTTCACTTTTCGACAAGCTATTAGCTTTAGATCTAGGAAGACAACGGTCCGGGTTACGTTTATCTTTTGAAGTACCACACGGGCCTTTGATAGAGCCATCTGATCCAATCCTTACCCAATCTTGTTTCAACCACTGTTTAAGTTGTCCCATTAAGAACTCTTCTTTTTACCTAAAACAGATTTTAAAGTTTTTGCCTGACCAGCGTGTAATTTAGACGCTTTTTTCAAGCCTTTAATAACTTTACGAACCTTTTTTCTTTTGGTTTTTGTAATAGTCATTTGCCCTTCCTTTTACCACCTTTTGATTTTTTAGCATAGTTGGGGTCTTTACAATACTTTGATGCGGCAAGATTTGCATATGCGCTTGGATATGTATCAAAAGTACGTTTTGCCCAAGCTTTTCCTTCCGGACAAATCTTCCCACCACTTTTTACTTTTCCGCCCTTCTTCATGCGAACTACGCCTTTTGAAGAGCGAGACGGGACAGGACAAGCACCTGCACCTAATCTAACTACGCTACCCATCTAAAACATCCTTTGTGCTACAGCCGCGGCAACAATAAGAACAGCTATACCCCATAAGCGCATATCTAGCTTATCTAGCTGCTTTTGTATCTCAGCGTACCGCCGATTACATTCTTCTTCATGCTTCTCAAGCAACTTTAATACATCCTCTGCCTGCATATCAACATTTCCATCGTTTACGTGCCGCGCAAATACGTTTTTTAGGAGTCTTTTTACAATTAATGTTATGCATCTTCATCTGACCTTTTGAACGGCTACAATACGATGCGCGACGTTTTGCGTCTTTAGACCCCTTTTTAACTTTACCTGTTACAGCGGTTTTTAGTTTAGAACCGGGATTTGCTTTCCTGTAAGCAGCAACACCGGCCTTAGTCATTCCCGCCCCTTTTGATGCGGGGCGGAAATTCTTTTTGTTACGAGCAGGCATTTTAGCTTTACGAGGAGCCATTTTTTACCTTAATTAAAAAATACCGTTGCAGCAGTAATATTGGTCAACACAGATATATGTATATCACTGACCCGTATGCCATTAGACGGTATGTTTACTGAGTGTGTATCAGATGCGTTGAAATCAAGATCTAGCACGGTAGACCCGCCGTTACCATCAGTGATGGTAAGTCTGGGAGTTCCAGAGCCTGTTTTCAACTGTATCTGACGGATACGTGCTGGACCTACACTTAGAGAGCCCGTAGCCGTTACCCGTTTAGATCTTACATCAGAGTCAGACATTTCAGCCTCCTATTAGGCTGTTGGTGAGTCAGATGAAAGGCCGAAGAACTTTAATGCAATTACTCCACCTGCACCGGCTGTTCCAGAAACAATCAACTCAACTTCGTCGGCTGTCTCTGTCGCTGCTGTAGTTGAACCACCGGACATACCTAATACACCGTTACACGGGAAGAAACCTTTAAATCCGGTTGAATTAATTGCCTCAGAAATACCGTCAACAAAACCGTCTGTGTCAGCATCTGTACCAATGTCAACCAAGTTTACAGCATTTGCTGCCGCGCTTGTTACTGTAACAGCAACACCCATAGGGATGAAGTTTGAAGGAATTCCAATTGAAGACTCTTTATGAGATGTCCCCGTAGCAGCAACTGTTATAGAGGTGCTGTAAGTTGAAAGAACCATCTCATTTGTAAGTCCACCAGTGGTGGAGTTTTTAATGATTGTTTTGAACCCGTTTTCGGAACGGACTGGACCGTTAAAAGTAGTATTAGCCATGGTTTTCTCCTGTCGTGGCTAGTGTCAACCACCCCATGCGGTTGTCAGGGATGGTTTATATTACAATAAAAAAGGGCGACTGTGAAGTCGCCCTTTTCCGTCAAGAAAACTGATTTTTTTATGCACCCGGAGTACCGAATACACAACGCCAATCAGAAACACCGAAGCTGTAACGCTCACGAGCCTTGAACCGCATATTACCTGTGTCAAAATCACCTTCCATGGCGGTCTTGATTGGTGCACGGTTAAAGAACTTGAAGCCGTTTGGAGCATCAGTCTTAATGAAGAATGCATCAGTATCAGTCAGGAAGTGATTGACCACTGCCCCTTCTGGAATCATACCCATGTTCTTCATTGCATTTGCATCATTGTCCGCAGTACCCGAACGAAGATTTGAGTTGATAACACGCTCTGCAATAAACTGAAGTTCCTTTGGAATAATCAATTTAGTGCCGCGTACAGCAACTTTTAAACCACGCTCATCAGTAAAACCTGCAATATCAATAAGCATTTGCTCAAGAGAAGTCTCATTGAGGTCTGCCGCAGTTGAAAGCAAGTTACGCTGATTGCCTGACAAAGAAGGGTGAGCCGCTGAACACAAAGCTGCACCATCACCAACAGGGCTTCCAGTGCTAAACGCATTGTTTAGAATAGAAGCTGCTTTGATTTGCTTGGTTTGTGCCATTGAGCGAGCCAAAGCCTTGGTGTAACGAGACGCCAGACGATCGTAAAGATTGTCTTCGATAGCTTCCTCAGTAATTGAGAAGGCCAGAGCGATTGTCTCATGTGTGTAACGAGCAGTGTATGTCTCTTGTGCATCGTCAAAGTTGATGGCTGCGCCTTCACCTTTAACGGGAGCTGTAGAGAAGCCACCGAGCATCACTTCTTCTTCAAATGCACGATCTGAGGACTCTTCGTCAAAGATCTCAGCGTGTTCATTTTCGTAGCGATCGTACTCAAGACCGAACAAAGCATTAAGGCCGGGTTCGAGCTCTTTCGCTAGTTGTGCGCGAGAAATAGCCATTTTCTATTCCCTCCTTAAATGCCGGTTGACAACGAAGTCGTTTGCGAAGCAGAAGCCGCAACCGGTGCGTTGTGATGGAAGTTAAACCGAACTACATAGTTCACACCGGCCGCATCATAGTCGAGATTAGCCTCATCACCTGTGAGGCCAACAACGCGCATGAGCAACGTAGCTGTAGTAGCGACAGTGGAAATATCCATTTCGGCTGTTGAACGACCGGTTGCTGTTGAACCGGAAGTACCGCTTGCCAGTGATACGTTAGCAAAGACGTTTGACAAAGCTGTCGCACGATCTGTTGAGCTACCGTCAGCAGCAATCATGAAAAGCTGGTTTGGGTTATCAGCAACAAAAGCTTTGACAGGGAAGTTTGTGTCAACGCTTACGTTGTTGGAACCGGGCCAGAAGTTTTTGAAGACAGTCTTTTTTGAAGAGCTATCTACATATTCTACGCCCATCAGGACACCCAGAGCTGGTACTGTACCGCCGTTCGCCGCACCAACAATGTCAATTACACCAGCCGCCAGAGGAATCACTGGAGAATTTTGGAAAATTGCATTAGTGTTGTTGCTTGCGATCTCATATTGAGTTACGCCAGTAGTGTTAGCACCCGCGCCGTTAAGCCCGATAGGACGAAGACCGAAGGCAGTATCTTGATTTGCCATTTTAGTTTCTCCTAATCGAGACGGTCCTTATTTCTGTGGACCGCCAAAGGTTACACGAGATTGACGATCAGGTTTGTTGATCGTCATGGTTGAATGTGCATTCTCACGCATCATATCGTGGTCCACAGCCTGCATCTGATCACTGTTGCGTTGTGCAAAGTATTCAGTTCGCTCAGCCACAGTTTCCAACGGAATCCGTGCGAGAATAAGTCCGCCTACTCCGAACACACCTTCATATTTACCTGAGTCAACTACCGGGGCCTCAAAATCAGGATACTCGTCCTTACGAACCAGTTCCCAACCTTCACGCATTTTTGCGCTAATGTTTTTAGTATCATCAAAACCACGCGTTTCTGCGCGGATCCAACGATGCTTAAAACCTTCCGGTGCAGGCGGTGCATCTAACATAGATGGGGGAGCCCACGGCTTACGCCTAGCCGTTTTTTCCCTAGAGTCTTTTGCGCGAGAAGTACGTTTGACAGTACCTTCAAACATTTCGTTTTGTTCTTCAGCCATCTCTCTTACTCCTTCACGTATTTCGCGTATTCTTCAAGCGGCACACCCAATTTCTTCGCTATCGCGACTTGGCTAGGGGTGAGTCTAACCTTTTTCCCACTACTGCGCCCAGATGTGTTGCGGGATACGGAAGCAACCGTCTGAGCGGGCCGTTTGCTACCACCGTTAAGCTTATGCGGAAACTCTGTCTGCATACGCTTGTCTAATTCATTATAGTAGTCATCGGACTGTGGGTCAAACCCTTCGTTTTCTACTAACTTCTTATGTATACCAAAAGCGGCATATGTCATAGCCTCATCTGAGCCAAACCAGTCGTTCCGCCCCGCCCATTGTTCCGCCTTCGGGTCCGGGCGGCGAGGTTGCTGCTGAGGCATAGGTGCCTGAACCTGCGCTTCCTGTTGAGCTTTAGCCTGTTGGGCGTAGCGGGCTTGTTGAGCTTTAGCCTGTTCCGCGCGATCATTTTCAATCGCGAGTCGGGTAATTTTCCTTTGCGCCTCAACAACACCGTTAGTGTCCCCGATTTCAATAGCTCGAGCAAGCTCCTGCTCAGCCGTAGCTGTCTGCGTTTCAACACGACTAGCATACTCTTGAACATAATTATTGTCCAAAGCATCCATACGCTGTTTTAACTGTTGAGCTTCTGCCTGAACATTTTTAGCATAACTCAAAGCCTCTTCGCGCTGACGCTCAACCTCACGCATCTTCTTTGTAAGGCGGTCAATACGCATTTGCGTCTTGCTTTTAGCTTTTTCAAAATTATCGTCAGAATCTTCTGACTCCGCGGCAAGAGGAACTTCTTCTTCTTCCTTTTCCTCACCGCCCACTTCAACCTCAGTCTCCTGAGCATCGTCCAGATCTAATTCGATCTGTTCTTTGTTTTCTTCTGCCATTTATTTCTCCTAGAAATGCAGGATGTCTTCAGGTTCTCCAATGCGAGCTAAGATTTCGTCATCATTTAAGATGCGAACCTCACCCCCATCAATACGAAAACGCGAACCAGCATAACGGGCAAACATTACCCAATCACCCTGCTCGCACCACGGACCCGTCGGAAACTTCTCCGAGTCCTTGTAGGCTAACGACCCCACTTTGAGGACATAACCAACCTGTGTGGAAACTGTCTGCTCTTCTACAACCTTGTCCGGCAGATAAATACCGCCATCAGTTTTGCCCTTACCGCGGTAAGGTAGAATAAGCAAACGCCAGCCCGTCGGGTTTGGCATCCTATCTAAGAGTGAACCACCGATGGCATCGGGGTCCAAAACTTTATCTGTAGCATCCTTATATGCGGAAGCGAGGTTGGCGACACCTTCTGCTACGTTTTCAAGATCAACTTTCTGCGCCTCAGTCATTGCTTTGCTCCTGTTTATCTAGCAGGCTCTTGAGTTCCTGTTCCACGTGATCTAGGGCTTTTAAATTACCCATGAGCTCACGATACTGCTCCATGCTATTTACATTGTCATAAATTAACAAATCGTAAATAGCCTGACGCCGATCTTTAACAATTCTAAAAACGGCCTCAGCAAAATAAATTTCATCCACTCGTATATCTCCGCGGTAAATCTTATGTGTTCTTATAACACATTATGATGTTTCTGCAAGAGCTCTCATCCGGTCTACTAAACGCCGTGCGCGGTTTGGCACTTGTGTGTACCACTTCGAGTCAACCATTTCATCTGCGGCCTTGTCCCAATCTCTAGCATCAACGCCAGCTTTCATGCCTTTGAACTTACTCAACCGAGGACGGCCTAGATTAAACATCATGTTTGCAATGATATGCTGACATTCTTCTGGTAGGTCATCAAAGTCTGGATACAGCACTTTACATTCATCAAGTGTTACAACTATATCCAAATGAAACCTTTGCTGAACACGCTCTTGTTCTATGACTGTGCCTACAGGTTTACCGTATTCGGGGTCGCTTTCTTTAATTAGGGCACCAATTCCAAAAGTTGGCAGACCTAAATGATCCAAATATATTTCATATTTACAACCTTCATCTTCGGCTATCTCTTCACATAATCTATCTTTGTTCATTTTGTTAAACCTTTTTGTTTCTCGTATGTACGAAGGCCACCAAGCCCCAACATACCCATCAACACAGTCATCAACGTGTCCATGTCAAATGCTGGATAAGGTACAGGCTCATAACCCATGTAAGCTGTTACAACATCAGCAATCGGGATGAGCAAAAAATGCACCATGAGGGCGATACTACAGACCCACCCGGTACAGGGTCTCCAACCCGCAATAAATATGTTTTTTGATTTCGCTTCTTCTGCGTTTATTGCCATTTGACCTTTTGCAAGTTCTAAGGCGTGACGTTCTGCCATTGTCGCAATTTCGTGCGCCAACTCATTTTTTTTATCTTTGTCCTCAACGAACTTACCAATAAGCTCGGTCGCCGGACCTATCAATGCTTGTAACATCAGTCTATAAACTCCAATATGTTGCCGTCTTTAACCTTAACCTTTAACTCTTTGCATGACCACTTCTGGTCAAAGTTATTGGTGTGGCCTACGTTACGTTTAATTTTTCTGCGTACAGACAAGCATTCAGACAGAGATTGATAGGGCGTGTACTCTACCTTCTCGCCACCCATCACCAATAATAATACAAAGGTTAGCTCAATCACCGTTCCGCAACTTCTCTATATTTTCTTCTAGGCTCGTTATACGTTTCTCGTAAAATTCTAATGTAAGTTTCTGCTGCTGATCATACGGCGCACGACCTTCTTCAATCTCTGTTTGCAACTTCTCTAGCTCATTGGCGATGTGTTCTATCAGCATGAATTGCTCACTGTCTGCTGGCAAGCTACCCATCTCACCACGCGGCCACTTGATACGAAACTCTGTGTTCTGTTCCAAATCAGCTTGCATCATTGTCTGGTTTGTCTCTAATGTATTCAGTCTTTCAATAAGGCCAAAGTAAGCCCACGTTGCCAGACTAGCTGCTGCAACCATAGATATGATGTTGCGTAACGGTAGTGCTACCTCTGTGTTCTCATTTAACTTTGCTGGCATTAGTCACTACATACCTCTTTACCTGCACAATCTTTCGGAAAGCATTGGATGTTCATTTTATAAAACTCATTTTCGTAAGTGGCTTTCCACATATCCTTTTGTAACAAATGGTAACATTGTTCTTGAGTAAAAGATTGCTGTAAAACTATTTGATTGCCAACATATTCCCATTCAGCACCCGTGTGCCCCCACATAGAAATAACAAGGACAAACTCTTTCATTTTTCGGAATTTAACCATACCGCCAGACTGCCTGTCATGGCACCCGTGACGACTGAAATTAGTGAAGCCTGCTGAGTTGTTAAATCTGGCTGCGAAAGTGCCCACTCAATACAACGTATATACACGCCCGTCATGCACAACATCATAAACCTTGGCAGTATTTTAAGCTCTAACAGTTTTCTAGCAACGTCTTCTGCACTCATTTAAAGCCTCCTTTAAGCCAGACCACCCAAGCCACTAGACCCGCCACCATAGTAGCAATAAGTACGGCCGCAGCACCCAGTCCCAAAGCTTCCATAATTTCGGCCCTTCTTCTCCTAGAAAGCTCTTCTTGAACTCGTCTTTCTTTTCGAGCGTTTGCTTGAAATTTTTGCCAATCATGCCAAAGTCCCGCCCGTCCAGCATAAATCATTATTTGTTTGAGCTCCTGCTCTTGCTGTCTAATCTTCTCAAGAGCTATAAACTCTTCAAGATCAGAAGAGCGGACACCAGATTTTTTCTTTTTATTTCCTTTTCTTTGTAGTTCCTCTTTGGCAATTACAAAGTCGGATATCGCCTTACCGGCCTTGGCAAGGTCGCCTGTGTTAGCAACAGCTCTCTTGATGATAGCGAATGCAGCATTTGCCGCGGCCAGTTCTGCAAGCATACTCAGTCATAACCCATATAACCGCCGCCCTTTACCGCGGCACCCATTCCCCTAGCAACCATGGGCTTCATTTTTTCTGGAATTTTAACTTCTTTGCTTTTACCAACCTCTTCGGGTTTAGGTGCCGGACCCGGCTTGTTTGTTACAATTTTTACTACACTCATTTTAATTACCTCTCTGTTTAAGCATTTCACGTTCCATAGCAGACTGAATACGGGCTTGAGTTTGACGTTCTTGACTTGCAAGACGTTGCTGGAACTGGTCTGCCCGCATCCGCTGGTTCTGAGCATCAAGGTTGAGCTTGGCCTGTTCAGCCTGAGCATCTGCCTGTTCAGACTGAGCTCTAATTTGAAGCTCCTGCTCCTTGAGTTGTACCAGAGGATCCGGCCCCTGACCAGAAACCTGTTGTGAAAGCTGCTTAACCATCTGCATACCCTCAGCAACAAACTGTGCCGTCAAACCTTCTATTGCCAGCATCTCTTCTTCTGAAGCAGCCTCGCCACCAGCGTTCTGGCGTTGTTGGATAAACTCAACCGCCGCTCTCTCACGTGCTGCAATTTTAACGTGCTCCATTATGTGCTTCTGTAGAGCAATAGCTACAGGAGGCATACTCGCTACCATTGGAGTAGAACCAAAGACCATGTGCGCCATGATGTGCGCCTCATGCTCCTGACCCTCAAAAGCTTTCATCGGAATCATATCCAAAGCGTCTATGTTTTCCTGTGCGGGATCTTTTGGTTCGGGCTCTTCATCTGGTATACGACGCATAATCCGGTCAACATCCCTGACGCCAAGAGCATCATACATGTCTCGGTACACCTCGTGCATATTGTGCATTTCTGGTGCGGCACCTGCGAGCTGTAACTTCGTCTGCGCCAAAGCAATCCGCTGAGCCTGAGAGAATACATTTGGATCAGATACCGGTACAACATCTACACGATCGTCAAAGTCTGTAGCTTTTACAGAAGAGTCTGCACCTTCTACCGCATACGGATATTCGGCAGGCAGGAACTCTGACATCACACGAGCTAGGAATTTAAACTCCAAACGCATCGCATAGTGCAGACGTTTATGTACCGCACTCATCACCCGAGAGCCCTGTTCCAGCAAAGCAATAGTCGTACCGACAGCGGCCTGTTGATTACCGTCGCCAACCTTCATGTCAGTAATAGTAGCAAAACGCTGGCCCGCATCCACGACAAACCCCAAAAGCTGGAACAATGTCTGATCAGGGCCTTTGAAAGGCAACGGCATCAGGCTGTCACGGATAGCCCCACCGGGAGCATCGACATCTCGAAACTCACCGGGCTGAAGCGGATCATCGTCATCGCGGATACGCAACCCACGAGCTTTGAAGCCCGCTGGAAGATTGGATAACGTACCAGCGTCGATCAACTGCCTCAGTGCCGCCGTGGCGGTCCGTGACAAACCGCCAATGGTGTGAATAAGCCCCAAACCGTAGAAACCAAAGCCCGGTAGGAACTTATAATGCACAAAATACTGAATTTTTCGCTTTAATTCATCCTCTTCGCGATAATTACGGCGGATAGATAAAATTTGGCCGTTGTCCTGACTGATCGTTACTACATAAGGTATCTTAATGCCGGTAGGTTCACCCTCCTCATCTGTGTCTTCATACCCATCTAAGTCCAAATCAACGTGGCATTCCAAGATTGTGCAGTCATAATCAATCTGACTAGACGAGACACCGTCAATTCTGTCAATTTCGTTGCTTACTGAGTCCGATTCTTCCTGTGCAGGAATGACCGGAATGTCTAAATAGAAGCCTGAAACCTGCTTTTTACGCAGATCATTAAGGCTCATACGCAAAACTTGCGTGATATTAGGGCAAGTTTCGAGGTCTGAGGTCTCATACGGCACCACAAGGTGCTCTGCGGGGATAAATTTACTAACCGCACGACCCATAGTCTCATCATAATAGACTTTTTTAAAGGTAGACCCCGCTAACGGCAAGTAAAACAGCATTTGATCGAGTTCTGGGGTATATTCCTCCATCACATTAGTGATGTAATAGTTCATAAAGTGCCGAACACGGTCAGATTGTGCCTGTTTTTCCCTAGTTTCTGCGCCTAGTATAGTAGTTCGCACTGGCCCGCTAGCTGGCAACAGCTCATTGAACGCCTGCGCCTGAAATTGCGTAGCCGCCTCAGCAAGCAACGGGTGCGTGACTCCGGACGAGCCTCTAAAAGGCTGTGTTCGCTCTTCATAAGAGAATCCCAACAGCTCCAAACCGTTAGCATAAGCATCTTCCCACTCCTGTCGGCTAGCCTTGTTAGCGTCAAACTCACCCAACAGCTCTCCCGCAATGCGGCCAAGTTCCCTTTCCGGCATCTCTTCCGCTAAATTCATGTAAAAATCATCGCCTTCGCCCCGTTGATCTTGCGGGTCAAAGTCAATAGTCACACCGCCGTCATCATCGGGCGTAACCTCAATATCCATGTTTTCCGCCATACCCTCAAAGGATACGATGTTATCCTCCATAGAACCGGGAACTTCGAGTTCTACCTCGGCCGCCAAGTCCTCTGGGTCAAGCTGTGACGGGACGTTTTTGTCCACCATTCCAGCAATAGGTTTACGAGCCATGCGCTATCTCCTTTGCCCTAACTTACCATAGGGCGGTTCATATTCCTAGCTACTGACGATAAACTCGCCACGCCCCTCGGACCGCGGTTCATGTTCTGGGCTTTATCTAACAAACTCACCACGCCGCCCTGTGCTTTTTCATCTACCCTTGGTGCAGTAGGCTTGTTCAACATAGTCTTGTCGGTTAAATAAAAATAATCTATAGGGTCTGTGTCTTGTACATCTAAAGGAAACTCGCCTTGCTGGTCTTTCCTAAACTTTGTAGCAACCGTTCGAGCCTCTACTTCTCCGGGTTGACGGCGATACATACGTCCTGCTTTAAGAACATCGCTAGTCCTCTTATCAGACTCTAATTGCTTTTCAGCAATCTTGCGAAGCTCTTTAAGTTCGTCCGGCGTAGCAAACTTACTAAAATCCACATACCCATAAGCATCTGTTTCCCCAGCAAAAAAGTTACGGGCTTTTTTACCTAAATTATA